CCTATTTACTTCTTGCGTAATTCTTTCAAATTCTCTTTGCTGATTATCAAGTCCTTTGATATTGCTTATCCCGGCTAAATCCTGCTTCAGTTTTGAGAGAGCAGTAGATTCTTGATTCACAGAACCTTTTAGTTTTACAAAGTTTGCATCAAGGGTAGAAATACTAGCAGATAATTTAGAAGCGTCTGCATCTGTAAACATTTTCTTTATTGACTGAGAAACTGTCTCGCTAGTTCGTTGCATTCTGCCAGACTCAGCATCAAATTCTTTTATTACACTTACGGCACGTCCCATTTGGTCAATACCATCAACACGCACATTAAGATTTTGACCGTTCATTCTTGTAGTAACTTTTGTTACTTCAAGTTCCATCTGTTGTAAATTTTTAGTAACAGCATCAATAGAAGTAGTATTGAAATTCATTGATTTCAATGTACGTTGTAAATTTGCTATCTGTGAAGCAGCATTTTGTACATTAATTTTTCCTAAACCACTATTGATTGAGTTTGCAAGATTAGTACCGGCAGTCTGTCCGACACTTTGAAATTGTGATTTTATCTGGCTGATTAAATTATTTATATTTACGTTTCCGGTATTTAAGTCAACATCTACTTTTACCTTGCGATCCTTTAGGAAAGCGTTCATTTTTCCTTCAGCTTGAGCCATATCAAGCTGCGCTGTAATTTTAGCTAAAAAATCTGACACAATACCACCTCCTAAGTTCTCGTAAAGTACATGCTTAATGCATCATCGGTATCAGATTTTATTTTTTCGAATGATCTCGCCCAAAATCCTGGCTTACCTTTTACACCAGCAGATCCACTTTCTGCGGCTTGGAATATTTCAGGCGTTGTAAAATAACTTGGAAATCCTCTTGAAGTAAAGTCTGGGTTTGGGACGTTATATGACATTCCTTGATCTAACCATACAGTGAACTCAACTGACCGCCCACCACGACTTGCTCCATTTGCCTGTACACTGTTTCCAAGATTTCCAGTTCGTTTATATATTGTAGGAGAGCCTTGAGAGTAGAATGATTGAACCTCAATTTTCGTGTCTTGTTCTGATTTACTTCTAGCAACACTCATAGCAGCATATATTTTATCCATTATTAACTTCTCAAGTTCCGCCATACTACTCGCAACTATCATTGTGTTCTCCTTTATTTGATTTATCTTATAGCAAAAATTAAATATCAGAAATTGATCCTGACTTTCCTTCAACCATGCCGTATTTATTAAAGTATTTTGCGAAGTCATCAGAAGCATCAAGATCTGAATATATTCCAATCATTTCTACAGAGTTCCATTGGAAATACTCTTTAATTACATGATCTGGAATATTATATTTTTTCATCTTGGTAGTAAGATAATGTCTCATACAGTGCCAGTAAAAATCGACACCAAGTTCTTTTGAAAATATGTTAGCCCAACTATCGAGGGTACTTACTTTCATTTGTTCATAAGAACCGTCAGAACATTTATGTACAAAAATCCACTCACTCTCAATACCAAGTCTTTCACGTTCTTCCATCCAGAGATCCAAATATTTTTTGAAATCATACAGGACATATTTATTGATCTGTTTTCCGTTCTTACCATGTCCCTTTGTTTTGATTTTCGGAGTTTTATATAAAGCCCCTTCAATTTGCACGTTCTCAGGGCTAAAATATTCAACTTTAAAACGAAGAAGCTCAGATTTTCTTGCGCCACTCATTGCAGCCAACGCAAAAGCACAAGCCTGTTGATATCTACCCTCAGATACCAATTTATCCAGGAATTTATCAACTTCTTCATCTGGCAAAATAGTTTTGTCTCTGACCGCCTCATTAGATGGGGATTCAATTTTACCTATAATTGAACGGAAGTTTTCAAATTCATCATCCTCGTCTTGAAGAATATCTTCTATATAATTTGACATGCTACTGATGGTTGATTTTACACGGCGGATTCTCTTTGGACTCCAACCCCACTCATTAAGCGCATATCCTTGAAATTTTGTGAGTTCTCTTTTCTTAATGTCTATAAAGAATTTATTGTTGTTAAATTCAAGATTCCAACAGAAGAAAATTTCCAAATCGTTGCGATAACCATTGATAGTGGATGGCGCACGTCCAACAGAAGCAAGATAATCCAAAAAGTCAGAACACAGCTCTTTGTTCTTTGGATTTATTCTCTTAATTGATTCATCTGATGTGATTTGGTTATAAACAGTTTTTCTCGGCATAATTAACTAACCCCTTTCGCCTAAAAAATAGAAGAGGGTAGTAAAATTACCCTCTTCTCCTAGTTAGATTCAGTATCAGTTTTATCTTTCTTTTCAAATTTCAGAATATTTTCGATAATCTCTGGTTTTGACATGTTTGACATTGTGGCGATCTTAGCGATATTGTCTGTAACAGCATTTACATCCATTCCGTCAAACATACCACCATATTTATCAACTAAAACAGTAAGAGACTCTACAAGACCATCAATAGATGACTTATTCGCTACACGCTGCTTAATAAAATCAATTTCTTCTTGTGCTGATCTTATAATGACATCTGTATACTGAATATTTGACTTCAGAATTTTTAAAATATTTGATTCAGTTATAAACTCAGAACTTTCAGCAAATGATTGCGGCAGTTTTATATCAGTCAGTCCGTCAATAAGTGAAACAGCCAGGAAATAATCAAATAAAATAGGGTGATATCCATTTACATCATTAATAACTCCATCAACAACATTTTCAACAACAGCCATTTGCTGTGTCAAAGAAGGAGTCATTACAAAATTGAATGACATATCTTCACCTTTATATTTATATGTAGCTTCATACGTATATTTCATATTTACACCTCTTTGCTTTCTGTTTCAGTCATGTACTGGTAATTGTTTTCCAGGAATTTACGACTACGATCCTGAAGTGTTTTTGATACACTACAAGTTTTCTTGTTCTTTTCCTTTCCGACAGTGAAAGTGCAAGAAGGACATACACATACATTTGTTCCCTCAATCCACTTCATTGTTTTTTTACATTTCGGGCAAGTAAGAATCTTTCCCATAATTTCTACGGCTTTTTTCTTGTTTTTCATAGATTTATCTTTTTCTTTTACACCAAACAGTGTAGCGATTTCTTTCATATTCATATCAATTTTCTCCTTTTTCTATGTGCGTGGCACATTATTACTTTCTTATTTATTGATTTTTTGTGTATCAAAATTTGCGATAAAAAATGATACCCATTGAAAAAGTCAAAACATAAGTTGGTTTCAATCTTTTCAATGAGTATCATACGCAAGTGTAGCACCAATTAAAGATACTACACTTGCTAATCTTCATAGAATTTACAATGCATTTTGTCTTGGTTGTGCGGAATATAGCGATCCTTATCGGTGCAGTAGCGTTGACATAAACAAAGATGTTGCTTACTGCTATGATTCTTTTCGCACATACACGAGATCATTTCCTTCTGTGTTCGTTCATTAAATTGACTGTATGCATATTTACACATGTTTTACACCAGTGCCAGTTTGAAACTTGGACTTCCAATTTTGCCAGTTGGTTTTACACGAACAGTTTTTCCAGGATTTTTCTCAATATTTTCAAATTCATATCCAAAACCATTAAAGGAAACTATGATAGTTTTCTTTTTTGCATTGTATGCCAAAACTTCACATTCTTTATATTGTGGCTGTTTTGGTTTATTTACAGATTTTGATTCAACTTTTTCTTTGACTTTTTCTTGAACAGTTTCATTTAAAATATTTTTTTCAGCCATACAATCTACCTCAATTCATTCGTTATAAAAACAGGTGGGTATAAAACCCACCCGTATTATGACAAATTATTTTGTTACAGTGATCTCGATTGTATCTTCATACTTACCGTATGCGGCTTTTACAGTTGCAGTTCCAGCAGCAGACCCGGCTGTTACTTTACCTGTTTTTGCCTCAACAGTTGTTCCAGTAGCTTCGCCTGGTGTTACACTAAATGTTACATCGGCGTTATCAAGCTGAATTGGAGCATAAAGAGAACTAATAATACCCTCAACAGAAAGAGTCATAGTTCCACTTGCTTTCATTGATGTGGCAGGAGCAACAATTACAATATCAGATACGGCGATTTCAGTATCGTCATTATCTTTTTCTGTAATGTATGCGTAAACAGCACCACCATCAGAACATTTGTCACCTTCAACTGCAAGGGCAGTACCAGAAAGAGTTGTAGAAACTACACCGTCTGGTGTGAAGGAAATGTCAAAGTTACCGTCAAGAGAATATGCCGGGATGACGATCTCAACAGTACCTACTTTACCTTTCTTGCTGTTATGTTTATCTGCCTGAAGAACAAGTTTACCAACATAAGGTGTAGATTCCGCATCAATAGTGATACGTTTTGACATTGTATTGTACTGATATGTAACTCTTACTTTTTCTGTAGTAAGATTATAATTTGTGAGGTCGATAGTAGCTCCATCGGGCTTTACTTCAACAAATGTACCGTTAGGAAGCTCAACACCAACTTTTGCACCATCAATAGGCGTGTTGCCAAGAGTACCGATACCAGCTACGAGAGTTACGCACTCGTTAAGACTATAGAAGTCTTTAATACCTTTGAAAATCTGAGAACCACTCTGGAGAGCCAGATATTCAAGTTTCCAGTCAGCAGCTTCAAGTTCTGCTGTAAGCTCACGTCCATATTTATAAGAGAATACTTTCTGATTACCCTTACCGGCATTCACAGCCTGTTCCTGCATAGATACAGAAATGGAAGAGCTTAAGTTTGTAGTACCTGTACAAGCCAGAACATCGTTGATGTAAAAAGCAAAATCAGCTACAGATACAACAAATTCTTTTCCTTTTGTATTCATAATTGAATCCCTCCGTATAGAATAATCGCTAATACCTATCCACTAATCATCTTTTTGAGTGATTGTGTATCGGTCTTAACTTCTTTGAATTTGTCATTCGTCTCAATATCAGACATCCAATATTCAACAGACTCTTTAAATTTGACCATTCCACTACTTTCAGCAGATTTCGTAATAAAGAATATGTCACGTTTACTGATACGTTTGACGTGCCTCCAAAATTTTCGAATAGGCATTTGCTTTAGTTCCTGTTCGGAAATATGCATATCTAAGCATACAGAATCAATATAATCCTCTAATGTAGAGCTATCCTTACCGACAGTAGCATTCTGTGCTTTCAATAAAGCCTCTTCGGTATCTCTATTGATAAATTCATCAATATCGAAATCAATTCCATTTTGGAGTATAATAATACGCCGAATGTCATCAAACTGATCCGGCGTTATTTCAATACCATTTATCAAAAATCCTCCCTTAACAAGATTTACTTTTACTTCTTGTCCTTTAAATACAAGTTTCAACAGTTCAAATGCAAAAGAGTAGTAATTAGGGAGCAATGGCATTTTAAACTCTTTTGCCAATTCAAAATTATTGTGGCAGTAAAATAGAAAATCCAAATATGTCATCTTGATTATCTTTTTTACTGGGAAAATAGAATTTTTCCGGACAATAATGCTCGACTTAAACACACCAAAACTTAGTATGTCCTTCATCGAAATAGGGTATAAAATCAAATCTTTGGTGTATGGAAAAGGATCACTATATAAAAGGTACCCGTACATATTATTTTTAGTAATGTGCATATGATTCCTTATAAGCACTGAATGTAAGCATACGATATGGATATTCATAATATAGAACATCTTCTATATTAGATTGCAATTTTAATTCACCTATCCATTCGGT